GAAGTGGAAATAATGCTCAGGCAACAGCCACTCTTGATAGCATTGCAGAAACTGGAGGAACAGTAGAAACTCTTGGATTGACAACTGGAGGCAAATTCTATACTAGTGTCCCAGGAGTTACACTTACTCATCCAGGAACAAGTTTTGCTTCTGCAACCATAGGAATTACTGGAACATCTATAAATCCAGGTTCTATTGCCTTTAGCACCACAGGTAGAGCATATAGAACTGCACCAACTGTTGCAATCACTACATCTGGAACCATGGATGCTCCAACAGTTACTGCTGTTGGTATTGCTACAATACATCCTATCACTGGTATAGTCACTGCAGTTTCATTTAATAATGATGACCCTTGGGCAGTGGGAACAAGTGCAACAATTGGTGCAGGATATACTGTTGCTCCCACAATATCTTTCAGTGGAAGTCCAGCACCTATTCAAGCAACAGCATCTGTCACTGTTTCTGTTGCAGGAACTGTAAGTTCAATTAGTATTGGAAATAGTGGATATGGATATATTTCTGCTCCAACTGTAACCATTGGTGGTCCTGGTGGTGCAAATGAACAATTTAGAGCACTTGGATTTACAACTATTAGATTTAATTCAATTTCCACCACAGGAACACTTGGTATTGGTGAAAGTGTTATTGCAGGTGTTAACACAGCCAATATTTTTGTTGGAGATAGGGTGAGACTTGGTACTGGACATAGTGATCATTATAATTTTATACCTGCAAATACTTTTGTAGCTGACATTGGACCGCCAGGGACAGGATTAATACTTCTATCTAATTATGGTACAAATGTTGGCATTGCAACCTCAGTGTTTGAATTTGGTGTTGATCAATGTGGCATTGTTACAGGAATTGGAGTTACATATGGTGGGGGAGGTTATTTGTCACCACCAGTAGTAACAATATCTAATGATTGGAAATACAAGAACTATCATGTTGTTCAACCAGGAGTTGAACGAGCAGTTGGAATAGCACGTACAAGTGCTGCTGGTATTGTTACCAGTATTATTATTGGAAACACTGGTAGTCAATATGTATTAACACCAACTGTCACAATTGGAACAACAAGCACTTCAAGCACTGGTTCATTTGTATTCACTAAGACCAATCCATTTGGAATGCCTTAATAAAAAAGTTGTTAAATAGTATTGTAACAGTAGTGATACCATGTTTGAGCATTTCTATAATGAGATCTTTAGATCTGTAATCATTGGATTTGGATCTCTCTTTAATGGAATTGAAATTCATAAGAAAGATGCAAATGATGATACTTATAGTGTCATCAAAGTTCCCCTTGCTTATGGACCTACACAAAAATTCCTGGCAAGATTGGAGCAGCAAGAAGATCTGAACAAACCAGTTCAGATGACTCTTCCCAGAATGTCATTTGAGTTTACTGATCTTCAATATGATCCTGGTAGAAAAGCAACTCAAACACAAGCATTTCATCCTGTAACAGATAGTGGAACTAAGGTAAAAAAAGTTTATATGCCTGTTCCATATAACATGGGATTTGAACTGTCAATCATGACAAAGTTAAATGATGACATGCTTCAAATTACTGAACAGATTTTACCTTACTTTCAACCTTCATATACACTTCCTATTAAACTTCTTGGTGACTTAAGAGAAGTTGTAAATGTTCCTGTTCAAATTGAAAGTATTTCAATGGAGGATGATTATGAAGGTAATTTTGACACAAGAAGAGCACTTGTATATACCATAAGATTCTCTGCTAAAACATATCTTTATGGTCCAATCACTGATGTTTCAAATGATGTCATTAAGAAAGTTCAGGTTGGATATATTTCTGGAAACAGAGGTAAGAGTGGTACAACATATGAAAGAGATGTTACTTACAGAGTTGTTCCTAGAGCAACCAAAGATTATAATGGAAATGTATTGACTGAGATTGCTGAGGATGTTGATACTACAGAAACTGTAATTACAGTGGCAAATGGTTCAGCAATCACTGTGAAAGAGTATGTCACAATTGGTGATGAGGAGATGTTTGTTGAAAAGGTTGATGGTAATAAGATTACTGTCAAGAGAGGACAAGATAAAACCACTGCAACAAATCATGTTCTTGGAGCATCTGTCTTTGGTATTGAGGCAGCAGATGCTAACTTCATTGATATTGGGGACAACTTTGGATTTGATGGGAGCACCTTCTGATGACTGAAGATAATATTATAGATGTAACTCCTGGTAAAGAAAAACCTGCTCATCTTACCAAAGGTGATGTAGAAAAAGATTATGAATATACCAGGGGTAATCTATATTCTATTATTGAAAAAGGACAAGAAGCAATAAATGGCATCTTAGAACTTGCCCAAGAAAGTGAGATGCCAAGGGCATATGAGGTTGCTGGTCAGTTAATCAAGAATGTTGCTGATGCAACTGATAAACTGATGACCCTTCAACAGAAATTGAAAGATGTGGAAGAAGAGAAAGTAAGTAAGGGTCCAACCACAGTCAATAATGCTTTGTTTGTTGGTTCAACAGCAGAACTTCAAAAATTACTGAAGAATAATAATCCTGATAAATAATACATCAGGGAGAGAAATCCCAAAGTATTAATACTAATAGAATGTCTAAGAAAGAGGACTTGCCGTCAATAAACGATTATCTAGAGGATAGTGAACTCCCCTCTTATAAGGATTTTATTGAAGAAGAGAAAGAATTACCATCAGTAGAAGAATATAAGACCCATATAGAAGAAGAAACCATTGAAGATGCAAATGGAAACACATTTGCAGAGGTCATTGACGTTATAAAAGCACCAGAATGGCAAGAACTGGTCAAATTAGTTAATGATGTAAGAAAAGATATACCTGAAATACCTGAAATTAAGTCATATGATGAAGAAATTAGTCAAATAAGTGAAAAAATTGCTGAAATATCAGAAAATTTCTCACAATATGACCTTAAAAGTGATAAAATTTATGATTTAAGAGCACAAAATGAGAAATTTGAAGAAAAATTAACTGAAATTGAGCAAAAAATCCCTGAAATCCCTGAAATCAGGTACTATGAAGGTGATATTGAGTTAATTTATAACAAAATTTCAAGAATAAAGGAAGAAATTGAGTCTCTTCCTGAGGTAAAGTACTACGAAAATGACCTTGATGTCTTAAAATCAAGAATTGAAGAGGTAAATGAAAATATTCCAACCTTTCCAAAGTGGGTCAATGAGGTAAATGAGGTCCCAGACTTCTCTTGGATTGGAAAAACCTTTGGAGTTATTGATGATGACTTTAAAAAGGTCCAAGGACACCTTGATTTAATCAAAGATACTATTCAATCAAGGGTTTCTGAGTTAAATGAGACTATTGAGACCAAAGATTTTGAGCAAAGAGTAGATTCAAAGACTCTTTCTGAAAATTTAGACTCTACAAACACCAGATTAACTGAAACAAAGGACAAAATCTACAAAGAACTGAGGGAAATGACCCTCAGAGTTTACGATCATCACAAAGAATTCAAAGATGATGATAGAAAACTAAAAAAAGCAATATTAGGTGAGCAAAACAAACTCAAACAGACTTTAAAAGAGCAAATTAAGTCTATTGAAAAGGAAAGTATCAAGACAGATGAAAAAATCATCTCTTTTTATACTGATTTAAAAGAAGAAGTAGAGCAAAAGTTCAATTCTCTTCCAGAAGTCAAATATTATGATGATGACATCAAGACACTCAAGCAAGATGTAAGATTTGTCAAGGTAAGTGTAAAAAATTGTCTTGAAGATGTTAAAAAAATATCTTCAGAAATTAAAAAAACACAAATTGAATTGAGTGAAGGTCTGCTTAATGAACCTCCCAATGAAAAAGAGACTGCTGGTGGACAAACTGACCCACTGACACCTCTTGACCAAAAATTTGCCACTCTTGATGACCTGTCTAAACACTACAGGTTGTTTATTAGTAGAATTCAGACACAACTATCCACCATGGGTGGTGGTGGAGCAGGATTCATCAAAGATCTTGATGATGTCACTTTTGATGGTTCTGATAATCAACTTCTTATCTACAATGCCTCAACATCTAAATGGGTTGGTATTGATAGTTCCAAGATTCAAGGAGGTTCTGTAGGTGCTGCAGGAACCTGGGGTATTGACTCAGTTGGTATTCATACTGTCAAGTCTGTTGGTATCAATACAACAACTGCAAAAGCAGGTGTTTCACTGCATGTTATTGGAGACATTGAAGCAACTGGAAATGTCAATGTTGGTGGTACAATTACATATGATGATGTTGTCCATGTTGACTCACTTGGTCTTTCCACATTCAGAAGTGGAATTGAGGTAAACACAGGAACAGCAACAACTGCTTTACTTGTACGTGGTGATGCAAGAATTACAGGCATTCTGACTATTGGTCAATCATCTGTAACCATTGATGGTGACAACAATACTGTCACCACTGGTATTGTTACTATCACAAACAGTCAAGTTATCCTTGGCAGCAATGTAACAATCAATGCATCTGCTACAGGTATTAACTCTGCTCCTAATGTTTTCTATGTTGCCAAAGATGGTGATGATAACAACAATGGAACATCAATTGATAATGCAAAACTGACTATTGCTGGTGCTGTTGGAGTAGCACAATCAGGGTCAGTCATTAAAGTGCTGTCAGGAAACTATGTTGAGAGTAATCCTATCACACTCCCTGCATTTGTTGCTGTTGTTGGTGATGACCAAAGAACTGTCAAGGTTCTACCAAGCAATACCACACAAGATATCTTCCATGTAAACAAAGGGTGTAAGTTAGCAAACATGACCTTCTCTGGTCACCTTGCTCCTGCTGCTGCTGTTGCTTTCCCAACAGGTATTGCAACTAATGTAGGTGGTGGCAAATGGAAGGGTCCTTACATTCAGAATTGCACCAGTGATACAACCACAGGAACTGGCATCTTTATTGATGGTGACAAGGCAGAGAAAACCAAGTCAATGAACGTGGATGCCTTCACCCAATATAATCAAGGTGGTGTTGGTGTTGCTGTAACTAATGAGGGATATGCTCAGTTAGTATCTGTATTCACAATCTGCTGTAATGAAGCAATTACAGTTCACAAAGGAGGTCAGGCAGACCTTGCAAATAGTAATTGTAGTTTTGGAACATTTGGTCTAATTGCTGATGGTGTCAGTGACCAACAATTCACAGGTATTGTTACTTCTAGTGGTGCTGCTGGACAAGACAATATTGTAATCAATGTTGGTGCAGTAACCACCAGACCATATGATGGTCAGGTTGTTTATTTTGACCAACTCTACAAGTCTGTAGAATCAATTACAATCACCAATGGAGGCAGTGGATATACTTCTACCCCATCAGTTACAATCACATCACCTACAGGACCAAATGGAGAGGTGGCAACTGCCTTTGCTACACTTGAAGGTGGTGTTGTAACATCAATTGATATCATTAGTAGTGGAAGTCAATATACAGGCACTGCATCTGTAACCATCTCTGCTCCAGACTCAGGCACAACTGCTACTGCAACAGCAGTCATGGCAGATACGTACTACACAATAAATAGTGCTACACCCATAGTGTCTGGAATTACAACATTAACTCTTGCTGAGAATTTATTGAATACAGTTGGAGTAGCATCAACTGCATACTTCTTCCAACAAAGCAAAATTATTGCAAGTTCTCACACCTTTGAATACATTGGTTCTGGTAATACCATTACTGTTGCCACTCCTAAGAGAGGTGGAGTTACAATTCAGGCAAATGAAGTTATCAGTCAAAATGGTGGAAGTGTGATTTATACCAGCACTGACCAGTCTGGTAATTTTAGAATTGGTGATGATTTCCAAATCAATCAGGCAACAGGAACAGTCAGTGGTAGAGCATTCTCCAAGAGTCTGTTCTCAGAAATGACCCCCTTCATTCTAGCACTTAGTTAAATGGCACAGTTAGCACTCAATAGGTTTAAGACAGAGACAATTGTCTTAACAACATCAGATCAAACAATATACACAGCACCCACTGGTTATACAGGCATTGTATTATATGCCCATGTAACCAATGTTGCCTCTTCAGCAGTTACATTTACTATGTCTCATGTGAGAAGTGCTACCACTACTGAAATCATCAAGGATGCCTCTGTTCCTGTAAGTGATGCTTATGTGCCACTTGATGGTAAGTTGGTTCTACAAACCAATGATTCAGTAAAAGCAAGTGCTGGTTCTAACTCATCTCTTAAAGTCCTTCTATCAGTGTTGGAGACTGCTAACTAATGCCTAGACTCATCAGCGAAGTTAATTCAGGTGGTGGTGCAATTGGTATTGCAAGTGATGGTATTGATTTGGGAAATATGAAAAAACTTGATTATGAATCTAACAGAATTGAATATGACACAAATAGTGGAGTAGCAACTGTATTCTCAAACCCACTTACAATCATTGGTCTATAAATACATAGAGACCTTTTTATAAGAAAAATGAAAAAGAAGTGTCCAGATGGAAAATATTATTGTTACACAGATAAAGTGTGTAAGGATATTCCTAAGGGGTTCAAAGTAGTTGGACCTGCAGGGATGCTTCGTAAAGAAAATGGTCATACTATTGATGATGATGATTCTGAAACCAATGGCAATGGTAAGAAGAATGGTAATGGAAATGGTAATGGAAATGGTGCCTCAATGAGTGAGGGTTCATTAAGAGACTGGTTTGGTAAATCCAAATCAAAGGATGGTAAACCTGGTTGGGTTCAATCAGATGGATCTCCCTGTGCTAATGAACCTGGTGAAACAAAAACTCCAAAGTGCTACTCTTCTGCAAAGAGAGCAAGCATGACTAAGAAAGAACTTCGTTCAGCAGATGCAAGAAAGTCCAGACAAGATCCTGGACAACAGCAAAAGTCTGGTGCTGCTAAACCAACTTATGTTTCCACTGATAAACCAAAGAAAAAAATGAAAGAAGAAATGGAAGTCAATGAAGCAAAGGACAAACCTGGTAAGGGCAGTGGTACTAAAGATGCTTGCTATCACAAAGTAAAATCAAGATATAGTGTTTGGCCATCTGCTTATGCATCTGGTGCTCTTGTAAAGTGCAGAAGAGCAGGTGCAAAGAACTGGGGCAATTCAACTAAGAAAGAAGAGTATATGGCTCTTCCAGAATTCTCTGATATGCAAATCAATGCAATGAGAAATGCTGGCATTGAAGTTGAAATTATTGATGAAGCTTGTTGGAAGGGTTATGAGAAGAAAGGTATGAAGACAATGTTTGGAAAGAGATATCCAAACTGTGTCAAGAAGACTAAGAAGGAAGAAATTGAACAT